AAAGTAGTGTCAAAACATTTTACCAATTTTTTCCATTTTTTCCCCTTTGTTAAATTTTTCACATATGGTATAGTTAGTCATCTCTAACTGGTATATTGTTAAATATTTCACACACACTACACTACTTTAAATCACTAAAGCGATTGTTAAATTATTCACACACTTTAGCACTTAAAAGCATTAAAGCGCTTATATGTGTAGTGATGAGCATTGCATGATTAGCATGCACTTTGCCACTTTAGAGCACTAAAGCTATTGTTAATAATTTCACGCTTTACTGCATTAAAGCACTAAACCGATTGTCATTAAATTAACAGTCAACATTTATCCATATAATTTGCAACAAAATTGCATGGTATTATTTTTAACGTATGTTATAATATAATTGTAAAGAGGAAAGGGAAATAAAGAAAAATCCCATTCCAAAACAAAAACATAAAAGAGAGGTATTTTACTATGACTAATTGGAAAATTGAAAAAACTATTGATGGCGAAAATGAGATTATTACCATCACGCGCCCCATCAATGACAAACCCAAAAGCACCGCTTGTGTCAGCCGCACTGTAAAGGCTGGTACTGTCGCCCGTGTAAAGTATGCACGTTTTAACGACGATTTTAGCGTGGAATCCGGTGAAATGGTAAAACAGTTTGACGGCGTTTTGGATGCTGAAAAGGTTGAAAAAGCCTTGCACAACGCTGAACCTTGTACCAAATGGCAAGTTCTGGACGTACAGCCCAAAGAGGAAAATACCATGGGAATTCCTAGAGAGGTATTTAACGCCGTTGCTGTTCCCATTGAACGCCCGCTTTCTCAACAGTAAATTTTAATCGTTCCACCGGGTTTACCGTAAAGCCCGGCCCCATATGGCGTAAAGCCAAAATAAATTAAAAGAGGGTATAAAAATGAAAATGCAAATTGTTACAATGAAACTTGACGGGAACAATTTTAGTATTAGCAGAAAATTAACTGATACCAAAAACCGCCGCAATAACGATTATGCAAGCTGTAGTATCACTGTCTTAAAGCCTATGTTTTGTTGTAAAAGTGGTTTTATTGCGCATGGCTTTTCCAGTTTTGAAAGCCCCATCATTGAACATGATATGGATAATACCAACGAATCTATTGACGATTTTGTAAAGGCGGTGTTTGCAAAATGATTTATCGCACTCGTAAAGAGCTTACAGACTCTGTTACTTCCGTTATTTGTGATTATAACAGCGCCCCAACAAAAGGTCATATCGAACAACTTTATTCTTGCAAAGCATGGGTTCTTACATCCGACAATTCCGATTTTATAATTCTGCAAAGCTATACAACCATTGTAGCAGCTTTTCAGCGTTCAACCGGCATTCTTTGGGTATTCAGCTTTTATAGTCATACAACTGCATGCCACATTGCAAAGTTTAGAAATTGGATTAGATACGAATATCGAACCGGTTGGAATTATCCGCGCAAGGTAAACTTGTACAACGATTCTAAAACCGGCAAGCGAGCCGCCCGGAAAAACATAGAAGACGACTTTGCAACCGTTATTGCCACCGCATTAAATCAGCAGTGACCGGGAAATAGAATAAAGTGCACCGCCTTTAATGGCAGTGCATTTTTTATACAAATTTTTAATTAGAAGTCTTTACTATTAAATATAAATAACTAGAAATAGTTAAGCCTAATTGCTAATCTGCGAAATCCGTAACACACTTTACCACTTTAAAGAGCTAAAGCTATTGTCAAATCCTTAACACACTTTACCACTTTAAAGAGTTAAAGCGATTGATAAATTCTTAACACACTTTACCACTTTAAAGCGCTAAAGCGTCCATCCGTTAAGAAAAATAATTAGCAGGGCATTAACCTTAATACCAACCCTGCCGCGCTGCCCACCGGGGGTATTGCAAGAAGCCTAAAAATAAACCGGGGTTCAATTTCTTAAACCCAATAATCCCCCTCTCCCCTCTTCATTATTAGGAAAGTAGGTGATAATTATGATTACTATAAAAGACCTTGCTCCTTTAGATGATATGTCTTTTGAACTTTGGAGAGAAAAGTTAAAGCATCGTAAAGCCAAAACGTTATTGGATTTATATCTTTTCTGTCAAGATTTCTCTACTTGGTTCTGTACCAAGGATTATGTAGGATGCACTTGCGATGATTTAAGCTATTAGTTTAAGATAGGAGTTTATACAATGCGTTATGACGTTCCCATCCATCCCATTCCCATAGGCTCAATCATTAAATACAATGTAAGAGAATATGGTTATTTCTATGGAGACGGCCAAGAGAAAAGAGCTATTACCATTGCTAAAATTGGTAAGGTTATTGACATTATAGAGCACAATGACAGAGTAGTTTATTATTCTGTAGCACCAAGTTCTAACTGTACATTTAACCAATATTTTGTAGGTGATTGCCTAGATTCTGTTTGGCCTGAAAATGTGGAAGGTGTTTATTATGACAATTAAAGACCTAGATACAAAAACCCTTAATTTACTTAATAAACTATGCGATAACTGGTATATTAAATCCTGTCCAAAATGGTTGACACACTTTATGGATAAGGATTGCCAAGATTGTCAGCTTAGAGAGTTATGTTATCTGCTTGACCGTTATGACAATGACATTAAAAAAGAGTTAGCTTTACGAAAGCAGGAGTAACGTTATGGCAAAGAACAAAACATTTAAGCGCCAAGCCGAAGCAACTAGGTTACTGGAAAATATAGGCGCAACAAGGCGTAAATCCAGAAAAGCTGGTATAACTGTAACAGGTGAGCTTAAAGAAAGTCTTAGAGGTAGACAGTCTACTGACGTTGCTAACGCTCTGAAATTTACTGCTAAAACTGCTCTTGATGAAGCTGAAAAACTGTATAATGACCTTATTGATGCAGCTAATAATGTTGATGATAAAACGTCACAAAAGCTTATGCAAGAGTATCTATCTAAATATTCAGAACATATTAAATCATTAAATAAATCTGTCACAGATAGTTACAGGTCATTGAGAGTAGCTAATCGTCTTGAGGATGTTTTTAATTATAGCGATGCCGCATATAAGATTCTTAGAAATCCAGATACCTACTTTGACAAAAAGAAATGGGGAGCAATTTCTGGTATACTTAATAATCTTATGGGCACATATAGCAGGGATATTCCCTCAGACGATTTGGAAAAATTATGCGCATTGGGTCAAAAGCTAGGACTTGATACTATGGCAGATATGGATAGAGCTTATGCAGAATATGACAATCTGCTAAGAAATTCTGACCAGATTGGTAAAGTTCTGGTTGATGCAAGTGATAAACTTAGGTCTATCACACAGAGTAATGAAGAGTTCATAAAGAAGCATAAAAAAGTTTATAAAGAATTCACAGAACTTGCATCTAAGTATAATTTGTGGTAATATTCCATAATGAAAGAAGGTGGTGCTGTATGTGAGAAAGCGCAATGAACATAAGTATTCAAGTATCATATATTGCTATGATATTGAAACATCATCCTTAATGTATGGTGAGGATGAACTTCAAGAGCATCTGCAAAGCACTTATCTTCACGGCCTAGCTTCATTTGTTTATCGTCCTATACCTCATGCAGCATTTAGTGACTTTGAGAATGAAATGGATTATAATTTCTTTAGAACTTATGATTCAATTTCTTCGGAATTTGAGAGAATCAATGAGGAAGCTAAGAATAATGATGAATACGTCAAAATCTTTGTGCATAACTTGAGCTATGAATTTGAAGCAATGATGCGTAACATAAATTTCTGCATTAAGAACTTTAATCCTAAACGTTTCATTGCAGTTGCTCCGCACCAGCCATTAGTAGCAGCTTTTGACCATCTTGAATTTTATGATAGTTTCAAGATTCTGTCCTGTAAAAGTCTTGAGCTTATAGGTACAGAGCTTGGAGTTCCTAAACTTAAAGAAGTCAAAGGCGGTTATGACCAAAAATATTATTGGTGGTCAGATTTGCCTGATTCTGAATACGTTTACAATGAACGTGACTGTAAGCTAGTTTTGTATGCACTATGCCGATATATGGCAAACTTCACTAAAGTTGATAATGTATCAGATATTGGAGTATCCAACACATCAATGATTAAGCGTGAAACAAGGCTTAACAGAAATATTGCTACAGATAAAGAAGTTCATACTGCACAATTCACAGCGGCGATAGAACTTAAGAATAATGAACCATTTATGGAGTTCTTTCAAAACTGTCTTGCAGGTGGTTACACTCATGCTAATCCTTACGCAGTGGGTAAAATATTTAAGGATGTATGGTGCTTTGATGCAAGTTCTATGCACCCATCAGCAATGTATGGCAGGAAATTTCCTTATAAATGGAGAAAGGAGACTAATCCTAATGAATGTTATCAAAATTTCCAGTCTGCAAACTATGAGTTCTTATCTGGCTGCGAAAGCGGCGCTAACTCAGGGTTCTTCGATTATACCGACCAGCGGATTGAGTTATATGGATGTAAAGATGTTAAATTCTATTCAGTCCTCCAAGCTGCATACCGCGAATCAATCTTGTTTGAAAGGCCAATAAAATATAACTTCATGGCCAATGTTACCTTTTATAATATTAACGCTAAAGATTTTGGTAACTGCATTTATAGCTATATCAGTACATCCAAATGCAGCAATATTAAAAATGGTAACTTCGACAATGGTAAAGTAGTCAAAGCAGATGAACTTACATTTCATGGCTGCGATATTGACTTTATGTTAATTCAAATGCTTTATGATTATAGTAGTTCAGAATGTGATGAACTTTATTATGCAACAGCCCACAAGTTTATTAACAAGCCTTTACGCAATACAGTTAAATATTATGCACGCCAGAAAACAGGATTCAAAAAACTTGAGCATAAAGTTGCCGACCATGTAGAAACGTTAAACGATTTTACATTTGAGGGATTGAAGCTTTATGATGATTCTGTAGCACAAGAAATTATGAATACCCACAACAAAGATTTAGTTCACTTCGCCTTAATGGCAAGTAAAGGTGGATTGAATGGTCAGTATGGTTGTTCAGCAATGAAGCCATTACGGCAGGAAGTTGGCGTGCAGGGGGAAGGTGATAAATTTGAATGGATTCCAACTGGGATTAAGTTTCTTAAATCCAGAAATTCCCTAAATATCTTTACAGACGGTTTATATACAGTTGCTTACAGTAGACTGCACCTTATTTGCTTTATGCTCTATCTAGTATTAAGCCAAGGCATTGAACCTCTCTATCACGATACAGACAGTGGTTATTTTGTTGGCTACAATGAGAATGTTCAAAAAGCCATTGATAGATTCAATGAGAATATTCTCAGCAACAGCGAGAATAAAGATTGTTACAATTTTGGCATTATGGACTTTGATGGTCACTATGAAGATTTTGTAACATGGGGAAGTAAATGTTATTGTGCAACATACTTAGATGCAGATAAGCATTTAAAAGTTAAGGCTACTGTAGCAGGTGCAAGCAAGAAACAGCTCTCTGAATTGTTTACGCAAATAGTAAACGATGAAGATTTTGAGTACCTAGTGCAAGAATATTTTCGTCCTAACATTAGTTATGATGAATCCATAAACAAGAAGTTTATTCGTAAAACCCCAGGAACACATATCATAGGAGATTTTACGGATGACAACGGAGAAACAGACCACTTAGATGAATATTCTGTAACTGTACTAGAGCCTTGTGGTTATACATTGCGCTCAACAAATAGTCCTGTTAATAGAATGTATTATTCATTCTGTTATTCATTACGTGGAGAATCGTATATAGATTATTTGCCCGAAGTTGTTAGTATAAACCACGATGAAAATGGTAAGGAACTTTACGGAACTTATCATAAAGTACAATCCGACAAAGAATATGCTATGTTAATTGATGGCAATCCTGCAAGTGTATTCCAGTGGGAATGGAGTGATAGGAGATGATTTAATTGAAAGAAAAAGATTCTTACAGAATCAGTAGAAGAGCTACCTGTCCTTATTATGCATCTCATACAACAAATTACATTCGCTGTGAGGGTATGAGAGTATCACGCCAAGAGTACAACCTTAAAACCGATTGTTGTGGTCAGTATAAAAACTGTCCTCAATATAAATTTCTTACTTATCATTATTTAACAAAGGAGAACTAACTATGTACACTAACAAGAAAGCATCCGCTAAGGCCACCAATTCTGCTAAGTCTGCTTCTTCCGTCATTACTGATATTCGTATCTTCCCTATTAACAACAAAAAGTCTAATTGCTGTGCTATGGTTTCTGTTACGCTTGCAGATGTGTTCTGCATTACTGGTATTAAGATTATGGACGGCAGCAAGGGTTTGTTTGTTGCAATGCCCAGTGCAAAGAATAAGAAAGATGAATGGCATGATATTTGCTACCCCATCACTAAGGAGTTTCGTAAAGTTATGAGTGATTCTATTCTTAACGCTTTTGATGCCTTGCAGGAAGATGAAGATGATGAAAGTGAAGATGACTGACAAGCTCCCTAATTAATTGCCGCCAGACATTGACGATGATTTGCCATTCTAAATAGAAAAGCACCCCTAAGTGGATAACCACCTAGGGGTGTTTTATTATTTAGCTAATATTAGGACGAAGAACCTTAATAGCAGTCATACCATTGTTATTGCTCCATCTAGGGAAGTCCATTGGGGTTCCATCCAAGTTACGGATTCTGTCCAGAATTACAGGAGAATTCCCCAATGTGAAGCCAGACAACTGAACAGTATATTCATAGGATGCAGGACGCTTACAATACAGGATAATAGCATTGCCATCATTAACATAATATAGTTTATCCATGTCATTGACAACATCCCAAGTAACAGTCTTGCCTGCACCTGTGGGTGCTCCATAAATGGCTCTATTAAGCTGACGATTATCAACAGCGCTAATTTTAAACAATCCGCTAGATTCAACGTTGTTGGAAAGATAAATGCTACAGTCAATATCATTTCGGTCACAGATACGAATACAGCCTTGTGAGCTAATATCTGCACTCGGAACAGGGATATAGGCAAATGCTTTATACTGTTCAGGGTCACCAGTAGTTGTCTGACCTGCAATGGTGTATTGCATCTGGTTTGTAATTGCTAAATCAATACAGCGATGTTCACCAGTCCTACAAATGTACTGATTGTTTCCGCTAAAAATATATTCACGTTTAGTGTAAATATATGCGTTGTCAATCTTGCACACCATAGCAGTAACAGGATATGTTCCAATTGTCTGAATTGTAGTCGACACCTTTGCACTGCGGTTAATTACACCACCATTAACTGTTAATTGTGGACTAGGACTTGTACCAATCAACGCAATTGCCGCGTTGCCCTCTCCGGTGGTTGCCGTGTTGTCATCACAGGTATAAATCAAATTGTCAATGTAAGCTGCTGCCTTACCAGGGCCGTCAAATACAAAAGCATAGCGGCAAGTATCTGCATAGAAGTTAGTAACATGAATATCGTTGTTACTAACTTTGCAGGCGATTGAGTTATTCCACCAAGTATTAGCGTCAGCACCACCTGTACCGCCAGATGGAATACCAGTATAGCTAGTCCAGTTGCAACCGTATACATCAGTACGGCAGTCAAATCCAACTTGACATACCATATTAACAAGGTTGTTACATTCACAGTCGGGAGCTTTATTGCCCCAGAAAAACGCAACAGAATCAGTCCAGCGTTCCACCGGAGTATTATCGCTAAATCCCCATACCATTACATTATCCATGTAGCAGTAACGGTTCAAAGTGCTATTGTTGGGCTGCAAGTAAACACCATAGGACTTAACCTTATTGATACTTACATTGTAAATGCTGTTATCAGTGTATTTATTGGTAGTAAATACAATGCCACCAATCATACCATTACAAGTAATATCCAAATTAGCAATAACAATATTACCAGTTACGTCATCACCCGATACAGTAATAACGCCCTGACTACCAAAAGCAGTAGGATTAGCAGTATACCGCAAGATAGTATCACTTGTGCCACGCGCAGGGTCACGAGAAGAACCAGCACCATACAAGCTATGCTTAAGCTGTAAAGGAGCACTTACTTTATAAGTACCAGCAGGAATAAACAGAGGTTCATTCTTAGTGTGAGTATTAATGGTAGCTGTAATATCATCAGTACCATCTTTTTTCAGTGACTGATATTTTTCAATGCTTGTTGGAGAAGGTTCGACAAAACTAGGAATTTTTCCGGTGCGGCTAACCAGAAACTTGGTATCATTGTTGTCAGAGCCTGTCTGCATTCTGACGTATGAATAATTATCATCAATATTAACAGGGCGTAACGACCTGAACTGTGGTGTACCAGAAATAGCTACAGGAATATTACGGAGAGTTGTACCGATACTAATTTGGTTGTTACTTGTGTAAAATGCAGTGAACCCGTTTTGGCTAAGGCCGATATTACCGGTACTAGACACCGACAGACTTCCGACAGTCTGGTTATAGTTTCCGCTAACAGTCTGGTCAAGATTTCCAGTAGTGCTTTTATCAATCTTCTTAGCTGTTTCAGTGCGCCCCTCAGTATCTTTAATATCATAACTGTTATTGTCAATTTTAAGTTTGTCTACATAAGCCATGATAAAACCTCCTATTAAGTAACGTCATGAGTGCCAGTTGTAATACTAATGGTTTCGGTATCTGCCACATAACTAACCTCAACACGAGATAGTTTTTCAAGTTCTTTTACTTTATTCAGAGCATTAGTAGCGTTAGTATTAGCAGTATTTGCAGTAGTACGTGCACTAGCATCTTTTACATCAATTGTTTGACCACCAATATTAAACTTGGAAACAAATTTCTCAGCCATAGTTATACCTCTTATTTACCAACAATTTTGATAGTTTCCACAGGAGCATCGTAGATATGAATATCTCCACTGGTAACTACAGTACCATTATTAGGATTAAAGAAACCAAAAGAAATAGAAGTATCATCTTCATTATACTTGGCAACTTTTAATGACAGAATATACTGCAAACGTTCAGCAATTGTGGTCTTAGCACAGTTGGTGCCCTCAATGTAACGAGTACCTGCATCCATAGGCTTAAGAATTACATAGAAATCATTATTAAGCCAAACAAGGTCGTTAATATTACGATTAGCACTTGCAGTAGTTTTTAACTTTTCATCAACGGGAGTGATAGCAAGTTTAACGCTTCCCCAGAGTTCAGAGAAGTTACCAATCTTAGTCCAATAATCTTCATTGTCAATATCAATGCCAATAGGCACAGGCTGAGTGCTCAAATATCCATCACCATTGACAGTGACAACAACTGTGTTACGAGGATACTGTTTGGTAATATCCCACTTAATAGGGTCTGCATAACTAATGGAGCTGGTTTCAATGTACTGCTGCATTACCTCAATAACCTTAGATACCATTTCATAGTAACTAATGCTATCATCATAGGCAACAGGAATTACAGAATGGAAAAGTTTATCCAAAGGATTGTACTTCAAACCTAATCACCTCTTTACCATAAACGCATAAACAGAACTTCCATATCTTTATATAAACAATTATAGATATTTGTGTTTTCTTTCATATAATCGTTCATAATAGATACAAGAGAACGACCACGATAACCTTTTTCTACATGGTCAAGAACACGATGTTCATTACCGTCACGATTTTCTTTTGTGTTGTTTTTATCATCTTGAGTGGTATTGCTATTACTGTTAGAGCTGGCATTAGAGCTAAAATTATTGACAGAATTCGCCTTACTATGGTCAGCATCCGACATATACTTACCAGCAAGAAAATTATCAAGACTACCCTGTGGAGTATCAGTATGAGTATTGGTATTCTCTCCGTTGCTGTTAGAATTGGAAGTATAATTGGAATTGTTTGTGCCACCAATATTGACCTTACTATTCTTGGTTCTATCCTCTATATTCACATCATGATGTTCAGTATTTTCATCACTGGTAATTGAAAAGTCATCAGTTAAGAACATTTCATACTGTTTATCAAGTGCTTCAAAGAGAGGATTGTAATAAGGCATATGGCTGTTCATCCAGTCATCCAGACGCAGCTGCCAAAGACCGAAGGTTTCAGAACCAATTTCATTTGTATAGAAATGCTTAAGAATATTGGTTTCAAGCTCTTTGCGCTTGTTTTCATTCCAGATAGGATAACTAAAATTAAAGATTTTAGGACGCGCACGCTCAATAATTTCTGTATAAGAAATATTGGTGTAAGGTTCAACAATACCTGCTTTTGATTCACAGATAAAGCGTACTTGAGTTGTATATTTACTCATTGTCCTTATCACCATCCTCAATATTAGTATCGCTTAAATTCTCTTCATCTTCGCGTCCTTCCATAATCTTGGTTAATTCAAGCTGGGAACGCATAGATACAGAGATATTAGTGCCAAAGAGCCTATTATAATCCTTACAGAATTTCTGACGAGAATACAATGGAGAAAGGCGGTCTGCTTCTACCTGACCTAAGGTCATTTGAACTTCAGTAGTAAACTGCCTCTCTGCTTTCATATTGTAGTTGCTTTCAATACCTAAATAGGTAAGAGCTTCGGCAAGAGTTTCTTTTTTCTGTTGCTCTAACTGCAAGCCAATGTACTGAACACCTAAATCAAGAACACCAATCATGTTCTTAATATCATCAGTAGAGGGATTGCCTTTAAGATACAGCCAAGGGTCATATTTATCTTGCTGATACACCAAGTTCTGTACAGAAAGTTTTGTATTCTCATTTGCATAAGCAATTCTAGGAGTTTTCTGTGCAGCAAGGTTTAAGTCAATCGTTCTGTCTATATTTGTAAGACGTTGTGCAAACTGTTTAATGACAATAGCATCAGGGGAGCGGCGCATATTACACCAAAGGTAAGCACAGTTTTGTTTATTAAGGCCAGTTTTCTGATAATTAGAATTGTAGCCATAAGCACGAAGATATTTAGGGTCGCCAATAATATCAAAGTTATCACTTGGCATAGCCGGGAGAATCAAGTTGCCCATAACAGGGTCATGATAACCAGCCATTAAGGGTTGCCAAAACAAGAACTGTTCAATGAATCGTTCATCCAAAAAAGGAGAATCTTCAAGCCCTTCCCATTTGAATCTTGCAAGTGCTACATCATACAGACGATTAAACCAGTTAGCATAAGTTGCAACCGTTAAGTCATATGAATCAACCCAAGGTGGCTGTGGTTTTTGTGAACGTTTACTCATTTACTCACCTACTTATGGAATACGTTTAAAAATAGAATTGTCTGCTTCATAATTTCCTACAAGACTGGGATTATGCCAGAATGTAACACCACGATTAAAGATATCGTTAATCATTGTAGAAACATCCGCAGGAACATCACCTAAGCAACAACAGTTTTGCGTTTTAACATAATTCCAATTTCTTCGAGAGTCAATGTTAGGAACCTGAACTTGGTGAATAGGATAGCCAAACATAGTCCAGTAGTCATCAATAACTTTTGCAAATTCTTTAGTAACATGATGATAACTAGCCATAGCATATGGAGCACTTGCATCCCTTGTCGGTAAAATACCAGCATCAGTAAAACGGAAATAAGGACTTATAGAACCATGGCTCTGTGGCGGCAATCTGTCCATGTCATCACGTTTTGCAAGAGTGCCAGCAATGTTAAGCATTTGATTTGCTAAGCCTTCAATAGCTCCATAAGTATTATCGGGGAAAAGAGCAGGATGTTTACCGCTCATAGCCTGAACATCCCTTGCTGGGGCAGTCAGCAGGTTAATACCAGCAAACATTGTACCAGCTACCAAACCTGCATTTTCAACTGCCATGGAACTAGAGTTTTGCGCTACATATACCTTATAAATATCAGTGTTATAAGCACAAGTAGGCCAATTGCTAATTGCAAACACATCTTCCTGATTATAACCAGTAGAACCTTTATAATCCTCTGCTGCAAATATTGCTGTAGTCTGCCCAGCATTTGACATTACATTGTATCCAATATGCAGACTTTTCTTTCTATCTCCAAGTTCAAAACGAAAAACGTGGTTATCGCCTTGTGTAGAATAATAACGGAGATAAAAATAAGGATATGTGAAAAGTTTATTATTCTTAGGAACATAACCAGCTACATTATTAGGAACTACAAAAGTCTTATCATACTTACCAGTATCTAAGGTAAGAGGAACCATATAAATTCCCAAAATACCGTCAGGAGCTTGCCCTGCTTCTACAGCCTTAGCAATAAAGTTATTAGCAGATTCAGCTGTAGTAAAAAAGTTTTCTTTGCAGCCAGAATAAATTCCAAACCGTAAAGAACCGGATGCAGGGGGAGAGTCTTTTTCAGGCTTATCAAAGGTTGTAACAATGCAGATACGCTTATCAAAGTCGATATACTGTTGAATATCGTCAATATATGGGCCAGTATCTAGTTCATCATTGATGATATTATCGCCAATTTCGTCTGTGTTTGTATGAGAACGCTCAATAAAACAAGGCTGTAATGTTACTTGATTAAACCAAGTCTGCATAACGTCAACAGTAAAATAAATTCTGCTGGTTTCATTTGCAACATATTCTACACTATCAATAAAGGCGTAATACCATTTATCAGAAAAGTCAGCGTTCTGGAATAAAACATAATTACACTGTTCAATCGTTTCAGCATTAACACCAACAGAGAGATAATGCTCTAACCGCTGATAAGTATAATTGGTAAGATGAAGAACGGATTTAGAAGTGAAATAAGCAAAACGGGAAGAATCAGACTGAAACCTAAGCACATGATTATAGGTTTTATCTGTAGGGATACCCTTACAGATATAAAGTTGCATATTTGGCAATTTGCGTTTTACACTCCTTTCAAAATCTGTAGGGTGGTTTACACATCATCCAAACTGGAAGTTTACGTTTAGTTGTAGGAGTAGGACTTGGGCCGGGTGGTGTTGGCGGTTCAGGTGGAGTTGGTGGATTTGTAGCATCCCATTCAACATCCCATGTACCTACTTCATTAGGAATACCAAGAATAGCAGAGGGGTCAGTTCTGTAAGCTGTTCCATAACCGCCTATCCAGTATTCCCAATGCGTATGAATACCACTAACATTACCTGTTCGTCCTTGCTCACCAATATATTGACCGCGAGTAATTGTTTCACCAACACTATGATTTTGACTAGTAAAATGAGCTGCAAGCCAATAGCTATTATCGCTCATTTTAACTACAATGTAGTTACCCCAAGAATCGTTACCAGTTGTTCCACCTTGCCAAGTATGGGCTGTTTCAACCGTACCTGCCATTGGTGCATAAGATTGATGATTTGTGTGCACCGTGTCAATACCACCATGAACTGAACCATCAGAATAATGTGGATAACCTGCTGAAACTCTGATTGTGCTTTTGTCAGTGATACATTGTTTATAGGTAGCCATAATCAAAGCAACGCGTGATATCGTATGCGCGCCCCACGTTTTAGGAGAATAAGCCTACATGCTTAAGAAAATGTCAATTATCAATCCTTAGTAGTAAACTGCACAGCGTTTGCAAACGGAGATGCAGAATAGATACGCCAGATATGATGGAAGTAGTTCCAATCCAGAGTGGAGCCAAGGTCAGTTTCACGCATAGTATTCAGCTTAGTGTAAATCTGGAAGAAGTCACGGTCAACCATAAGCGCCTGAATAGCGGTCATATCTGCATCGTTAGGGGTAACGTGAGTATAGGTCTTATCACCGCCAGTTGCAATAGTAACAGAATCATTACCAGAGGGGTCATTACCAGTAAGAAGGTGTTCCAAACGTTCCACTTCGTACTCATTAAGAGCAAAGCTGTCAACTTCCAGACGATGCCCCATAAAATCTGCCTTATCCATGTTAAATGCACTTGCCAGAACATCAACATCAATAGAAGCAGAAATATCAACAGGAACAATAGTATACAGACGTTCAGCAGGAGTATTCATAGGAATACCAGCAGCGTTATATTCCTTAGAAATGAACTTCATCTTGCCGTAAATCTGGCGGAACTTCTTAACCAGAGTCTTGCCAGAAGCTTCATCAGTAACGGCAGAAACAGTTACTTTCTTAAGCTTATTGTTCTTTACCAGCTGATACAGCAGATACTTCTTCATAATGAAAGCATCCAGCTCAGCAGGCTTATAAATCTGGTCGATGACGTTCTGTACAAAAGCAGACAAATTAGCTTCACTCATGAAAGCAGTTTCCAGAGCTTCACGGTTGACAGTTACCTTGTACTTAATACGAGAGTTCACAGCATGATAAGCAGTATAAACTTCGGCAGGGTCGCTACCAAATTCAGCTTTCATAACTTCATCATTAGTAGCACGGTCAGCAGAGAAGTAAGGGGTTGCTTTCTGCATCATTACATAAATTTCCTGAACAGTAGCGCCAGTACTCAGAACACCCTTATCAAAAACCTGCCAAGGGTCCTCAAAAGAAATGTAACGCATAACAGTCAGGCCAATACGGTCAACCAGAGCATTACAAAAATAGTTCAGACGCGGTTCATAAGAATTGATAAACGACCATGCGGATTTAATGGATTCAGTAGTGTTCTCAATCTTAGGAGCACCACCAAAAGTAGCGTCGCTACCAAATACAGCGTTAATAATACCAACAGCAGCAGAAGCCATAGTTTAATTACCTACCTTTCTTAGTAGTTGCACTCAATATCTAGAGTGCCATCAATAATAAGTTTGCCTTTAGCAGGAGCGGTCAAAGTCACAACGCCAGTAGAAGCTACACTAGCACTGGAAATGGTGCCGTCTGCAAGAACTACACGCAGACAGGGGATAGAATTGGTAACTACAAATTTACCGTAACTAGTTTTCATAACGCGAGTCATTACTTCACGTGGAATGGTAAATGCAGTAGTATCAGCAGTAGTATCAGTAGTATCAGCAGTTTCGACTTTATCTAGGGCGGTAGTATCAGCAGTTTCGCCTTTATCTAGGGCGGCGTGGATAATCAGAATGTTTGAGAGGGTGCTCATATTCTGGTTTTGGAAGGAATATGCCATAAATAATCAGCTCCTTAAATGTCTTTAAGAATTACAAAAGCAGTAGCATAATAAGTTCCATTTATATCATTTCTTGTGGATAGATAATATTTATCATTTTCATAAATAATAGTTCCAACAAAGCTATACCCCAAACCACCATAATAGTCGGGAATTTGTAAGAAACCCATTGCTGTCTTATAAAGTAAACGTCTACCAATTTCATATGGAATTTCCACAATCTTTTCTAAAGCTTTAGTTTTTTTGGCAAGAGTATGAATAAAAAGCACATTTCCAATAACAGTAAAATTTTCATCATTGTAACTAAACGGTCTACTCATAATTTATCACCTTACTTTCTACCAAACATTTTCTTGACAAAAGCCTGTGCAGCTTCATCAATTGTAATTGTATTACCATTAGGTTTCTGATATTCGTCATTAGGCTTATTGTCATCATTCAGAAATGATTTAACATAATCTTTGCGAAGATTGTCATAAGCTTCATGCCAGTTAGATGCGCCATCTGGACATCCACTAGTAAACTGTTCTGCTTCATTACGACATTCATCAAATTCATCAAGCACACCAGCAATCAGAGTTCCCTGTTCATCAGGTTTGGCATCGACAAAGCCGCCAAGCATTGCAGAAATTTCATCGCGTGTTTTCATTATTTATTACTCCGTTCATAAGTAAGTTTAAGATTCTCACATAGAGCGATAATTGCTTGCATATCAACACCAGTTGCATGAATCTTAATAAAATCGCCTTTAGTAGATTCTCTAGGAACCGAAGTATAACTACCAAGATGTTTAATTACTGTCTGTGTTGCACAAATGAAATTATTATCCAACCAGTTCAAAGGATTAACACGACAATCATGGTAAATTACTTCAAAGTGAAGGTGTGCACCATAGCAATTACCAGTTGCGCCAGAATACCCAATAAGCTGACCCTCGTAAACGTGTTGACCGTTTTTGACGAGATACTCTTTAAGGTGTGCATAGCGTGTTTCCAGCTTAGAACCATTATAATTGTTATGCTTAATTCTAACCATGTTGCCATAAGACTGCATCCCAGATTTGGTTCTACCATCCCAGCTCTGTACCTGATTTACTACACCATCCTCAGCTGCATAAACAGGTGTGCAGGGAGCAGCGCGCAGGTCAATAGCATGGTGGGAAGAACCATCACTGTAAGTCCAGCCAGCTGTGATAATGTGCTTCTCTAAAGGCCAACAGAAAAGGACATCACCGTTTGCTTTCCTCATTTTCTTCATCTCCTTTAAGTTTTTCAAGATAAGGCTTAAACAGAGCAGAAAGTTCAGGATTTACAGCACACATATTCTCCATAATGCTGATAAATTCCATAATGCAAATATAAGTAACCACGGAACCTACAAGGGGAATTGTGATACCAAGCTCAATATACTGCATTGCGTATTCGATACCATAAGAGCCTACCAATGCAAGAATCTCCATGCACTTGTGATAACCACCCTCACGCATGATACTGGAATTATAAGAACCATCGTGCTTTGCTTTAATCAGCCCTGTTAGAATGTCAAATGCGATAAAACCCATAACAATAACAAAGGGCATAAACTCAACTCCTAACATTATACACCTACAATCTTCAAAATGTCCATCAGGTATCGCCTAATTACTTCATCTTCACAGTACAGACCCCCCAACCGATATTGTTTAATTATATATAATAACCAGTTAGGGCGCGGAGTGCGTGCAATCAAAATGGTGTTATAATCATGGTCATCATTTGTCAACGCATAAATAACGCCACTACCCGGACTGTATTTCCTAGAAAGATAACATTTACCAGAAGAGAAGTCTACCCATAAGCCTAAATAATCATCATGAATCTTAAAACCAAACTGATATTTAGCTTCAGGAGTTTTCTTAGCAATTCCAACTACACTATCGAGATAAAATTCATTATGAACTGCGTATTTACCAAACTTGCTACCTTTCATCAAACGGCCAAAGTCAGTTTTCTCTTTTGCTTCAATGTACTCTTCATTGTTAGCAATTTGGATTAAGACTAAGCCATCTCTAGTTGTGGCAATTTGCTTTTTGTTAATTGGCTTTTTAATATCGAATTCTGTGAAATAGGGGTTTGCCCATGTAACAGCGTTGCCAAAGAAAAACACTACAACTCTGCGCATACGAGCAATAGTTTCATATAGTTCGCAGAAAAATGTAACTTCATCTTTAAGATAACCATGATGGGTTTCGTCCATGGAAATAAACTCGTCAAAGCAGATTTTATTAACGAGTGGGAGTTCTTCAGATTTTGCACTTGAAATATAACGAGTTTGGCCGGCTAATTTACCGTCTATATAGTAAGCACCTTCAGGCGTTCCCTTTAACTCATGGTCAGGAAATTCATGAGCAACAGCTGCCCAAAAATTTTCTTTGGCTTTCTTATTCATTTCGGTTTTATAGCGGCGGATATAAATAAATTGATTCCCGTTTTTGATAAAATCTTCAGCAGCCCATTTCTTAAAGCCATAAGTTTTACCACAACCACGAGAACCAACTACAAAATTAAAGAGCGCATTATAAGATAATGTGTTCTTTAAGTCCCACCACATTGACATTATAATACACTCCTTTCATATTTAATATTAAGCCGAGGGTTCGCATTCGTTTTATGCTTACTTTTTGTAAGTCTTATTGCCCTTTTGGATGGCGGGAGTAGGAGAAATGACAAACCTATGTAACCATCAAGCTAACAAGCGTGTTAGCGCGGCTGTTTTCTCCGACTAATGTGTTTAAGAATACTGCTAACTGTTAGGTACCGAGCCTAACGGTTTTAAGAATACTGCTAACTGTTAGGTACCGAGCCTAACGGTTTTAAGA